GGAAATCAGGCATTTAATATAGCAAGCGAAGTAAGGCATGACCCTAAGGCACAGAAATTTTTAAAAGAACAACTCGTAAATATTATACGAGGACTCCAATAAGGTAGGAGAATCACATTATGTTGGATGTACTAAAACAATTATTTGAGAACAATGTGGTTTCCGAAGAGATTAAGACGGAAATCGAAGGTGCTTGGAACAAAAGAATCCAAGAAAACCGCGAACAAGTTACCGCTGAACTACGTGAAGAATTTGCACAAAAGTTTGAACACGAAAAGAGCCAGATGGTCGAATCACTTGATCAAATGCTAACTGATCGTCTAACAAGCGAAATTGCTGAATTTGTCGAAGACAAGAAGCAGTTATCTGAAGCTAAAATCAGATATGCAAGAAAAATGAACGAAGACGCTTCGAAGCTACAGAACTTTGTGTTCAGTCAGCTAAAGAACGAACTAGTCGAACTCCATGAAGATCACAAAAAGATGTCTAGCAATTTTTCTAAGTTAGAAGAGTTTGTTGTAACTCAACTAGCAAAAGAAATCTCAGAATTCTATAAAGACAAGCAAGAAGTTGTTGAAACTAAAGTTAAACTAGTTAAGGAAGCGAAAGCACAACTTGACACAGTTAAAGCTCATTTCATTCAGAAGTCTGCTAAGATGGTAGAAGGTGTTGTTGTAAAAACAATTACTAAAGAGATGGCACAGTTGAAAGAAGATATTTCTTCAGCAAGACGTAATGACTTTGGTCGCAGAATCTTCGAAGCGTTTGCTTCGGAATATACCCACAGCTATCTCAACGAAAAGAGCGAAGTTGCTAAAATGTTTAAGGTCCTTGAAAATAAGGAACGTGAACTGTCAGTAACAAAAGCTAAGATCGCTGAAAAAGCAAAGATTGTCGAGAGTAAAGAACGCGAAATCGCAAAGATTCGTGATATAGGAACACGTAGAGAAGTTATGTCAGAACTACTTGCTCCACTCGGCAAAGACAAGAAAGCAGTTATGAATGAGCTTCTAGAAAGTGTCAGCACTGCGAACCTTCGTAAAGCATACGACAAGTATCTACCGGCAGTTATGTCAGATGGTACCGCAACCAAGCAGGCACTAGTAGAGGCAAAAGCAGTAACAGGCAATAAAGAACAAACAAACAATGTTGTAAGCAACAATATTGTAGACATCCGTAGACTAGCGGGATTAAAATAAGGAGTTTTAAGCTATGTCAGAACTATTAGAAAGCCGCTGGCACGATACAAAAGAGGCACTCTTAGAAGGCCTTCAAGGTAACAAGCGTACAGTAATGGGCGTTACTCTCGAGAACACACGTAAGCATCTCGTAGAATCCGCTACTGCTGGTGCCACATCTGCCGGTAACGTTGCAACACTTAATCGTGTCATTCTTCCAGTAATTCGTCGTGTTATGCCGACAGTTATTGCAAACGAACTAGTTGGCGTTCAGCCAATGACTGGTCCAGTAGGACAAATCCATACTCTACGTGTGCGTTATTCCGATAGCGTAACAAGTGGTGAAACAGTATCAGCAGGCGAAGAAGCACTAAGCCCATTCCGTATTGCTGCTGCTTACTCAGGTAATAACAGCACTACTCCAGGTGGCACTTCAACTGCTGCACTCGAAGGTCGCGCTGGAAACAAAATGAGCATTCAGATCCTCAAGCAGGTAGTTGAAGCGAAGACTCGCAAGCTATCAGCTCGTTGGACATTTGAAGCTGCTCAAGATGCTCAAGCACAGCAAGGTATCGATATCGAAGCAGAAATTATGGCAGCACTCGCACAAGAAATTACTGCAGAAATTGATCAGGAAATCCTAGCAAGCCTAAGCTCACTAGCTGGTTCAGCTGTTCTTGATTACGATCAGGCTGCTGTTTCCGGTACTGCAACATTCGTTGGTGACGAACATGCTGCTCTAGCTGTTCAGATCAATCGTGTTGCTAACTTGATCGCACAGCGTACACGTCGTGGTGCTGGTAACTGGGCAGTTGTTAGCCCATTCGCGCTAACAATCCTACAGTCAGCTACTACTTCAGCTTTTGCTCGTACAACTGAAGGCACATTTGAAGCTCCAACTAACACTAAGTTCGTTGGTACTCTAAACAGTGCAATGCGTATCTATGTAAATGCTTATGCTAATGATGCAACAGACATCCTAATCGGATATAAAGGTTCAAGTGAATCAGACGCTCCTGCGTTCTACTGCCCATACATTCCTCTAATGTCAAGCGGTGTTGTACTTGATCCAGCAACTTTCGAACCAGTTGTTAGCTTCATGACACGTTATGGTTACGTTGAACTCAGCAATGCAGCTTCATCGCTCGGTAACGCAGCTGACTACCTAGGTAAGGTTGGTCTAAATGCAACATTCGGTAATGTTAAGTTCTCTTAATATTATAGGATAATAAAAAGTTTAGCGGGCGTTATGCCCGCTTTTCTTTGACCACTTGACAAAATTTAAATAGATATTAATATATAAGTTTAACAAACAAGAGGTTAACGTGGAAAATCTAAAAATAGAAAATCCAGAAGATTGGGATTCTGTTTCATTAAATCTTCGTTTGCTTATAAACAAAATGCCCGAATTCTATAATGACTATCTACGCATCCGTAAAAATTTAGAAATTAAAATTAAAGAACTCGCTGTTATTGATACTAGCTTACGTAGACACGAAACACTATATCATCAACAGTTAAGAGAAGAGAAATTAAAAGAAATTAATAATATAACACGTACATTCTCTAAAATGTACCTTATCGCAAGTTTGGCAAAACGATAAATACTGTACTAATTTGGTTTATGGGGAACCCAACCTCGTAGCCCTAGAACGGTAAAATTAAAGGAGAAAAAAATGGGTCGTCCGTTAAGAAGAGACGTAGCAGGTACAGAAGTATTTGGTACATACGCTAGTAATTCAGGTATACGTTGTGAAGCATATTTTGGTTCAAATCAAACAGATGTATATATTCTAAAACAAGTAGGTTCACGTAGATATAAAGTTGTTGATCTATCAACTGTTAACGATGAAGATCTAGTTGTTGGTACTCAATACGTTATTAAAACATTAGATACAACAGATTGGCATCAAGTCGGTGCTCCTGTTAAGTATGCTGTTGGTACATTGTTTACTTGCAGTGCAACTTGTAATAGTCCAGTAAACGGCGTCGCAAACGAAGTTAGAACAGCTAAACTAGTTAGTGGTACTCCATCAGCGAGCGGTGAAATGCGTATCGTTGGATATACAACGTCAGGCCATGCAACTCCAATCGCTCTACGCAATCTAAAAAAGCGTACAGCAACAGACTGGAGTGGAAATGTTTATACTTGGGTACTAGTTAACGATAGTACAGCTGACTACATTCTATTAACACCAGTAACAGGTAATCAGTAAGTTATAAATGGCAAGTAATGTTATAAAAGTTGACGGTAATTATAAAATAGTAGCCAAGGGTGGTAGTATCACCCTTGACACTACATCAACTTCTGGTAATGTCTATATAACTGGAAATTTAATAATATCAGGTACAACTACAAATGTAGGTACTATAGATTTAATCGTTAAAGATAATATTATCGTATTAAATTCAGGAGAAACTGGACCAGGTGTAGGACAAGGCACTGGAAGTAGTGGATTTGTTATAGATAGAGGATCAGGAGCAGTACAAGGGCAAGCCCAACTACTCTGGGATGAAACACTTAATAGATTTGATCCAGTTAATCGAAGTACAAGACCCGGGACATTTATATTTAAAGCTCAGTACTCGGAAGGATTTGGAACTATATCCGGAATACGTACAAATTATATTGATACAGGTACCGGTAATAGTTTAGCATCAAAAAGTCAGTTAATTATTAACACTGGACAAACTACTATATCAGTTACTGGTACTGAAAATTACGAAACACATGTTACCGATGATGACGATATTCCAAACAAAAAATTCGTTGACGATCATATAATTAATACTAGGATACCAACTACGTCAAAAGGATTATCCGGTGATAAAGCAGGTATGATGGCAGCTGATGAAGATAATCTATATTATTGTACGACAAATTATACAGACGGATTGTCTGATATTTGGGTTAAAACACCCTGGGCTTCAACCGGAACTTGGTAATTCATTAGAAATCAAATCTAAAAGATCAAAAATAGTTTCTATCTTAACACGAGTTATTTTACTTCCAACAGTATTCTTAATACCTTGATGTACTGGTTTTGGCCAATTATCTAATTCACACCATGCCCATCCGCGATGCTCTTTGCTTAGTTTAGGAATAAATTCATCCTGTATTATACAGATATAAGTTTGAAAATTAAACTGATGATCGTCACTAACAAATGTTTCTAATGGTATAGTTTTAATAACTTCCGGAAAAAATCCAATTTCTTCTACGATTTCTCTTTGTAGTCCTTGCCATGCTGATTCGTTTGGCTCAGATTTTCCACCTACTAATCCCCAGGTGTTTTCTTTTTTACCTGAAGATTTTTGTAATAATAAAAAACGCTTAGTGTCTTTGCTTAAGAAAAAAGCACCACTGCTATTAATTTTTCTAATCACAACGCGATACGCCACCTTCCGGCCATATATTCACCATCAAAACTCTTAGTCCAATACTCACCATCCCATTTATATTGTATATTAGTTTTGAGATTAGTAATGTAAACTATATCAGAAACTGTACTAGCTGGAAATACTACTGACCAATTATTTCCATCCCATGCTATAATGTCGTTTGCTTTTGCTATGAAATTAGATTGATCGGTGTTTTTCCAAGCAGTTGGGCCATAATGACTATTAGTAACATCTTGGAAGAAATTTATATCAGTTGGTTGTTTGCTAACAGCATATTGTATAACTTTATACAATTTTCCTTGATATGTGACTAGTTGATCTACATTGTACTTAACTGTATTATCCCAAACATCTACATTATTAATACCAATATCATTTAATATTAAATATCTTATACCATTTAATACATTAGTTGGTTTATAAGTTTGTGGATCAACTATGGCATCTATAGTTCCTCTTCCCTGAACAATCGTATTAGTTGGAAATGTATCAGGGTCCCAGCTAACTAACATGACAGCCTCATTTGTTATATCAACTGCACCAGTTCCTACTATTTCTGTGCCGTCGATTTTAGTTAGATAAATCCTACTACCACCTGCACGGAATTGTCCGTATTGATCCAATAGTTTAAACCAATTTACATCCATAGTATATTTTACAGGTACACTAGTATTTGTTTCATCAACAACTGCACCACCATCTGGAACTAGCCACATCTTATTAGCTAAAACTAAAACACCGTAGTTTCCTGGTGAAACATAAACAGTACTATTTGATTCTCCGTAAATAAACTCACTCGATAATTCGCCAGTTTCTGTAAAGATGTTAGAAATAATAGTCTGGATAACCCCGAGGCGTTTTAGTTTACCTGGAGGTGTTAACCATATCGGAGTATCTAATCCAATAGTTGCAACATCAATATCACTCTCAGTACCTACTGGAATAGATCTATTACTAAATGTAATATCATCGAGATAGATAGCAGTTAAACTAGTCCAATCTATATAATTGTCAGTAGTCTGTATTTCAAAACTAGGATTAAAAAGTATCAGTATCTGTTCTAATATCTGTAATTTTTGTTCAGTATTAGTAGTCCATATGTCTGCTTTTATCGCTAGTTTATATGGCGTTGGCATTAAACGCTCAACAGTATAGTTCTGTCCTTGTGTATTTGTATATGTATTAGTAGCAGGATCAATCGCACGTTCTCTAATATTAATTTTATTGATATAGCTAGCATCAGCTAACCGAGAAGTATCTAATTTTAGATCAGAGATATACACAGAGATCCTGGGTGCGCTTGGAATTTTATTTTCAGAATTATCTCGTAATACGTTTGCTACTTGTCTAGATAAATCCCCATACATGACAGGAACAACTTTTTCAGTACCATCAGCTGATTGTACCTTAAAACCGCTTAACATACGGATTAATTGTGCTAAGTATCTTCTAATTTGAGCGTCATAAAAATATTGCACCGTTTCTCCTTAAAGATCTGCAGTCGGTCTTAAAACTTTACTTAGAGCAACTCTCTGTTGTACTTGTTCAGCATATATAGTCCAAGTAACTCTGCTACTAACTAGTAATTTATATAATGTTATAAACGCTAGTTTACCACTATCGTTATAAACTTGAGAAACAGGCATAACTTGATCATTAACAAATACTTCTACACCATATTTGTTATTATAATTTATAGTAGTTATTACTTTTTTGTTATCTATATCTAATCCTTGAGTTAGGTCAGCCGGACGGAATACCATAGGATTACTAATAATAAACGTGTCTGTGTAGAGAGAATTAATACCGCTGTATGCTGTGTTATTAACAAAATTAGTCTTTTGAATCTCTCTATTATCAGTATTAGTTTTAATCATTCTAACAGCATCTTCAAATTTAACCCATCTTTTACCATCAAATCGAAAAAGTCTATTTGGTAGATAATCAGTTCTTAAGAAATATTCACCCTCAGCTGGTAAGAATGGAAACTGTATACCAAATCCGTATGGAGCACCGTTTGGAGGAATTCCTGCTCCAATTAAATATCCCTGATATCCTTCTTTAGTTGGCGTTGGAGTAGTAGTAGAAGCCGAAGTAGATGAGCTAGCATTAATATTTGGATCATCAACAGTTGCTAGTTGAGCATTACCGTTTGCATCAACTTGTAGTGTATAGAAATTTCTAGTATCATACCCGCTCATTGGAGCAGCAGCTTCGGCTTCCGCCAACACACCGTCGTTCGCTTGTTTTTCTTTTAGGTATGTGCTCATAACATCTCGTAACATACCGCCATCGGTTATATCTTTGTAAAAATCACTATTAGGAGGAACGACGCTATATGCGTCTGCTATAACTTGATATAATTTTCCGTTATATTTTACAGTTTGACCTTCGTAGTACTGAGTAGCATCGGTCCATACTCCGCTATATGTTTCCATGTCTTGCGGAAGATCTAAGATATCTTTAAATTCTTGGCTATCTATTATAGGTTTAAGTTTTAACCTATACAGATGGGGATACCATGTTATACTAAAACCTTCAGCAGCACGATTTATATCTTCTACTACATAAAATCTCTTTAGAGCTATAGTATAATCGTTAAGAGCAAAGTCATCTTTAAGATGTGGAAGTTCTAAAACATCACCGCTCATGATTTTACGTCCCAATGTATCAACTGTATTGTTTATATGCACAGTCATAAAAATCGTATCATTCTGTAGAAATAAACCAAATTGACTTAGATTAAAGTCAATATCTTGTACATTATACACTCCTCTCATGATATATATAGATGAATCATATTTTCTATCACGATTTTCTAAAAATAATACATCTTGAATAGTAGAAGGGCTAGTTGCTCGATTGGGATCACCAGGATCGGCAGGTCCGAGGTACTTATGTACAAAAACATCAGTACCCCCAATCTGAAACATCTCGTAGATTTGTTTATCTATGAACTTATAGTCGTTGCCTTTTTCGGGCTTGTATAAACTGAGTCTTGGCATGGCTGATGTATTTATTGCTATAGATAAATATGTTTTAGCAAACTAATTGGATTTCATCATGGCACAACAATCAATTAACATAGGTACTGCTCCAAATTCACAAGACGGTGATACTGTACGTGTAGCCTTTAGAAAAACAAACGATAACTTTTCGGATGTATATTCGGCTATTGCTGCTCTAGGCGGAAGTGGCGGTGGAACTGGTGTTATTAACATCAAAGGGAACGTATCTGCATTAGACGATACATTGTTAATCGATGCAACTTTAGGAAAACTAACTATCGCTGTTATTCCAAGTAATGTGCCATTAGTATATCAATTTAGAGCAATTTTTGATGGTTCGGGTAATTTAGATTCTATAGATGGATTACCTTCAGGCTGGTCATATACAAAAGATAATAACATAGCAACTATGACACATTCAGTTAATAGGATGCCTAGTAATGTAACTTATCTTGGACACTCAACCGTTGGAGTTTTAAGAATGAGATTTCCTACTGCGGGGTATGAAGTTCGAATCCCCGACACAAATAGAAACGGTTCTTTTAATATAAATTTAACTGCCGCAGTAACAGGATCGGATCTTAGCCAATATGCATTTGTGATGGTGACATTCTAATGAGTCAATTACAACCTACTAAGGTACTATTAATACATCTAACAATTTTAACTCCTATCGAGCTGTACGGTCAGGAACCAAATCCTAATCAACCATGGAAATTTCAAGGAACTTTCTCAGTAGAACCACAATTTCATTCAGATACAAGTACTCCTACTCCTAACGTTTATGATGGGTTAGACGTTGTACCTGGTGACTTTATAACAACACAATCAAATAGAGCTTTAGTTATACGATCGATAATTAGCCAAACATCTGGATTAATAGTTGCTAATCTAGAAGATATGGATCGGTTAAACAGCAGTATAGATGTTACCCAAAGCGGTGATAGTTCTATGCAACTTGGAACAGGTATATTATTTACAGCACCAAATGGTATTCCTTTATTATACCCATTACCGGATAATATTGGAACAATTAACGCTCAATCTCTTGTTGAAATATTAGGAAGATTCTTTTATGAAGAAGGATTATCAGGCGGAGGCGGGGGATCTACTGGACCTACTGGTCCTTCAGGCGGGCCTATTGGCCCAACGGGATCTACTGGTGCTACAGGTGCTACAGGTGCTACTGGACGTTTAGGACCAACTGGGGAAAAAGGTGCTACTGGTGCTACTGGTGCTAGTTTAACTGGTCCTACTGGTAGAATTGGATCAACGGGTCCGACAGGTCCAAGTATAACCGGGCCAACTGGTGATATTGGTCCAACTGGAAAAGATGGTGCTACTGGAACATCGGGACGTATAGGACCAACGGGTGCTAGTTTAACAGGACCAACGGGTGCAACTGGAGTAACAGGCGCCACAGGATCAACTGGCCCAACTGGGGAAAAAGGTGCCACTGGTACTACTGGAGCTACTGGAAAAGATGGGCCAACAGGCGCAACAGGATCTACTGGTGCAACTGGGGGGAAAGGTGCCACTGGTACCACTGGAGCTACTGGAAAAGATGGGCCAACAGGCGCAACAGGATCTACTGGTGCAACTGGAGTTACTGGTGCAACTGGAAAAGATGGCGCAACCGGCCCAACTGGATCAACTGGCCCAACTGGGGAAAAAGGTGCCACTGGTACTACTGGAGCTACTGGAAAAGATGGGCCAACAGGCGCCACAGGATCTACTGGCGCAACTGGAGTTACTGGTGCAACTGGAATTACTGGACCAACTGGTCGTACTGGTCCAACTGGATCAACAGGACCGACTGGAGAAAAAGGTGCTACCGGTGCAACTGGAAAAGATGGTCCAACTGGATCAACTGGATCAACAGGACCGACTGGAGAAAAAGGTGCTACCGGTGCAACTGGAAAAGATGGTCCAACTGGATCAACTGGACCAACTGGTGAAAAAGGTGCTACCGGTGCAACAGGACCAACTGGACGCACAGGACCAACTGGATGGACCGGACCAACTGGGGAAAAAGGTGCTACTGGAACAACCGGATCTACCGGATCTACCGGACCAACTGGATGGACCGGACCAACTGGGGAAAAAGGTGCTACTGGAACAACCGGATCTACCGGATCTACCGGACCAACTGGATGGACCGGACCAACCGGGGAAAAAGGTGCTACTGGAACAACCGGATCTACCGGATCTACCGGACCAACTGGATGGACCGGACCAACTGGTGCTACTGGTCCAACTGGAAAAGATGGAGCTACTGGAGCTACTGGACGATCTGGACCAACTGGACCTACAGGACCAACTGGAGCTACTGGTGCAACTGGAAAAGATGGAGCTACTGGAGCTACCGGAGCTACTGGACGTACAGGAGCAACTGGAGCTACTGGGGAAACCGGACCAGTTGGCGGCTCAATAAGAATACTTGGAACATTGGCTTCTGTTTCTAATCTTCCTAGAACTGGAAATACTATAGGTGATTGTTATATTATAACAACGAATAATCATTTATATGTTTGGAACGGATTACTTTGGGCAGATATTGGAAATATTATCGGTCCAACTGGTGAAGCAAGTACGATTCCTGGACCTACCGGGACTACTGGTCCTACAGGTTGGACTGGCCCAAGTGTAACTGGTCCGACTGGTCCTACTGGCGTAGGATATCATAGTATACAAGCACAAACATCTGCAAGTATGCTAATAGGTTCTATTTCTTTTAATGTATTAACATCAAGTATACAATCTGCATATTCGTCTGGCGATTATGTTAAAATAATACCTATTGAATCTCCTACTAAATTTATGCTAGGCACTATTTCTAGTTACAACAATTATACTATGAATGTTAATGTAAGTTATATTTCAGGAACTGGAATATATGATACATGGACGATATCTCAGACTGGTATTATTGGATCTACAGGTCCTACTGGATCTACAGGTCCTACTGGAGTAACTGGTCCTACCGGAACAACTGGTCCAACTGGATCTACAGGTCCTACTGGATGGACAGGACCAACCGGAGTAACAGGACCAACCGGAGTAACAGGACCAACTGGTAGAACAGGTCCAACTGGATCAACAGGGACAACTGGATCAACAGGGCCTACTGGAACAACTGGTCCTACTGGATGGACAGGACCTACGGGTGAAACCGGACCAACCGGAACAACCGGACCAACCGGACCAACTGGACCAACTGGATCAGGTTATAGAAATTTAACATCGTCCGATGCTGTTACGATAGCATTAGGAAATCAATCATTTAATGTTAATATAGCTAGCACTAATACTGCTTTTATTCCTGGTGATTTTGTTAGAATATCATCATCTATCTACACAGATAGATTTATGTTAGGTACTATAACTAGTTTTTCTTCAACAACGTTAAATGTGGTTGTTACATATATATTAGGTAATGGTACTTACAATTCATGG